GAAACATACCCTGCTGGCAAGGTTCTTTCCAGTTCGTCTCTAAGAGCTTGCAATGCACCTCGTCCGTCATTCTCGTATTCGCAAATAGCCTGTTCAGGCAAATTCTTTGGTGAATATGAATAGCCGATTCGGTTGTTTTCCCAAATCATCATGCCCAATCGCAGGGCTTTGGCTGCTGATAATTTGGCGAGTGCTTCTCGAGCAAAGAGTAATAGGTTATAATCAACACCTGTCGGCGATGGCATTGCTTTTAAGTTGGCATAGTAGCCGCCCATGACCGGGGCTATTTGGTGACGTTCGACATAACTCATTGTAGGTCTGAGGCTTATATATGTCAAATTTGAGCGGTGTATTTGAACATAATCAGAAAGATGTGCCGATTTTATAATAAAAAGTGCATTGTATTGTTGGCGTTCTACGCTGTTTTGCCAAACAGGAAATGAGCTGGGCTGGGCGATGGCTTCTGATTCAAGATAAATCAAAAAAGTTTCGAGCGAATCCATCGCATCGAGGCAATAGGCTTGCTCAATGTCTTTCAATTGCTTGTCTGATGGAATCCATTTATTATCTGTTTTCGGCACGTAAATGCCAGAATCATCGATGACTAAGGCGCCAGTTTTTAGATATAGCCAAATGGCCAAATTGACGATAGCCGCTTGGGCTAAGTCTATTGCAATTGAATAGGCGACATTGGTATTATTTGTAACCAAATCGTTATAAAATTGGCGACCAATGGTTTCAATAAAGTAGGTTTGCTCAGCTTTGTGAACAGCAGGCGCAACTGATGACCAGAGTAAGTCTTTCCCTACGATGCTGTACTTCCTGAATGGCAATATGTCTGTGATGAGTGGCATAACTAAGGTGCTGGGGTTTTTTTCTGGCCATAGCCAGTATCTAAGGTTGTCAAAATAGTATGTTCTTGGACAAAATCAAGTCCTGGGTATTTAGCATTCCATCCATTGTATTCAGCAACAAAGCGCAAAGGTTCGAGAATTACGTCTCTGAATGGCTGCATCCTGGCAAGGTAAATGAGCATAGACTCTCGTTTATCAGAGCCGCCACTTGCGTTGCCCATGCCTTTGCTGCTAAATCCTACCATTGCTGGGTCCATGTTCAAAGCAAAAAACAACTGATTGACTGCCTCGATGTTGTCTTCGATGAATGTGCCATTCTGAAAGATGTCTGGCACGGGTATTAACTCCCATTTCTCAGCCGTTTTGCCAGTGCCTTTGTCATACCCAAACTCAACTGCAATTACACCACCTGCAGAGTCTGGGTCAGTAATCATACTATTTAGATTTTCTAAATAAGTATTTTTCATTGTTTGTTTCTTGGTGTGGTCAGCCTTCGTCCATTCTTCGCCATAGTGAGATGTCCAGTGGTTGCTTGGTACGTGCAGCATGTAGGCAGGTTTGAGCTTATTTTTAATCAAAGCTGCCTTTGTGATGGGTATTTCTTGCAAAAAATCAAGGTATCTTGATTGCCTTATTGAATCCCAAAAAGCTATTTGATAAAATGTGGAACCAGGGCTTGGGTAGCTGCAAGGATAGATATATTTATAAGTGACGCTATCATTTCTGACAGTTTCGACAGCGTCATAATCGTAAGGATTGATGGCTTTGATGGTTGTCGTATATTTGTCGCCAACACTGTATAGAGGCCAGTTTGCATTGACTAAAACACTCTCACAAATGCCTGCATCGTTTTGTGCAGACCATCGGCAGTACATAGATTCGTTGGGTGAAATGTATGCTATTTTTTTGCGGTTTTTCGTCAAAATCGTTTCAGGATATAAATTTTGAAACCAATATAAATCTAAAGATCCTTCAATTCGGTAGCGTTTAAATTGACGAGAATAGATAAATTCTGCTATTTCTTGATCTTTAATGTTTATCAGTAATTCTTTGCCAGTATCGTCATATCTACGAATAACTGGCCTAATGTGCGAGCCTGCATTGAGGTTGGCATGATTCATCAAGATAGTCGGAATCAGCGGTATTTTATACGCTTGTTCTACCACTCTGCGAGGGAAATTATTGTCATTTCCCCACCAAACAAAGTCAGTGCTTTGACCATTATATAGCCGTACTTTTGGCGTTGTGGGCTTTGCATTAGGCTTGTCCTTGCTTTCAAGAACCAATATTTTGGCATTTGGCAAAAAAACATTACCATCTTCAAATGTGTTAATCATAGCAACTGTATATTATTTATTTCTTCAATAAGATCTAAATGCACCTTATGAAATGTTCGAGTTTGTTGGTCATAAAAATTCAGCCAATTTGTACCTTTTCGGTACTCCTTTTCTGAAACTTTTTCTGAAACTGCTGCTGATATTGCTGATTGTTTTTTAACAGGTTTCCCACCCAATCTCGCCGATTTTAGTGTAATTCGCTGGCCGCCTTTGTCTCGGTTTCTGTCAGCGGTACAATAGACAATAGTATTGATAGCATACTCGTTGAGTAAGCCTTCTTTGTAAATAAGTGTGTTTATTGCATCTTTTAACGTAATCATCTTTAAAATTACATATATATATACCTGTGGAAAAGGACTATTTTTAGGCAAAAAGAGTTATATTTGTACTTGCATTTTTGGTGAAAGCTAAAAATGTTTTGGTATTTTTGACCCAAAAAGCGACATCAGTTATGGTGTTGCTTTTTTGTTGCCAAGTTTCGGAGGTTGAGCGGAGCGGTTTCTTTGCTACTTTCTTTGTCAAGACCAAAGAAAGTAGATTTTTCTTCCAAAAAATTTCAATAAAAAAGCCTCTCATTGCTGAGAGGCTTTTGGTAAAAATAAAAAAATGAGTTAAATTTTAGTCATTTCGAAGGTAGAAATTTTTTGAGTGAGGTTTTTAATCATTTCTTTTACTTTTGTTATCAAAAACTCCCTAACCTCCCTAATAGCTACCAAGTTTTTAGTACTAAATTCTTTGCGATTGTTGTCTTTAATACTTAATTCAGCACTTAGATATGAGCTATCTGAGCTTGACAAAGAGAACTCCTGCAAGTTTATAAGAGTAGCCCTCAATCGCAATAAATTTACATTCATTTCTTGAATGTCTTGAATTTGCGCTATTTTTTTTTCAAAAATTTCAGATTGACTCATTGGTGGCTTTTCTGGAGTAATTATAGTTGGTGTTGATTTCAAAGTAGTTACTTCGTTTTCTGTGGCCTTTTGGATATGTTTTGGATTGCTAGACATAATTTTGATTGTTTAATGTGTTTGGAAAATTTGAAATGTGCCATGGTAATATAACAGCTTTGACCGTTGCATTCCAGCCTATCAAAAATGGATAAGTTTGCCCAATTTTGAGATAAGCAATTTTGACAATAAAATAAGTGTAAAGGATTTTTCCCGTGGGAGGGTGGTCGGCTTCAATAATTACCGCCATTTTGAAGGGGTCATTCTTCAATTCTCGTGCAGCTTCTCGCCGCTGGCCTTCTACAGAGAGAAGACCCATTTCGTTGGTTTGCATAAAAAAAATGTTTTGGTATATTTTTGTCCTACCTATTAGAACACTATAAAATTACGACATTTTTAACTAAAAAACAAGAGAAAATGCACTTTTTTTTTAATTAAATTTCTAAAAATCAAGCATTTAGACTATTAAAAAAAATACCCAACCCCATTTTTGGGAGTGGGTATTCCGACACGAACTGTTCTTTTTTGCAAATGCAACTATTTTTAAAATGCGATATATGAAAAATTATTTTATAACATATAACACATCAGAATGCTCGTCTGCATCAAGTATATCTCTGCAAACTCCAAAGTATAGTGTATCGGCGGCATCAGACAGGTGAGGCTCGAGGGTCTGGTCTAAGTCTTTATTACGTTCACCACGCTTGTCTTTCGCATACTCCGTAGCACCATTTTTTATGACACATACCAACTCCATTGATTTGCGTAGATTAGGTGTATTGTATTCATTAAATCTAGGTTTTAATATCCTATCATCATCACCTACTAATCCCAAACCCCATAGCCAAAATCTCACATATGGCGTTGATGTGTGGCCTAAGTAAACAGGCTTTACAATCCAACCCAAGTGTCTCATGTTGTCTATGAACTCATCTGAAGGGCATAGGTCAGAGACAGGATTGGCAGCTTTGTGTGTGTGATCATAATAAAATGTAAGTTCTTTCTTGAAATAGCCAGGCGAATAGTAATCGTTGATTTTACCACATAAATCTTTAATGCGCCCAGGATTCAAAACCAAAAACTCTTTGATAATGTTGAAATGTTTCCCTTCAATTTGCCCAACTGCTATGCAGTTAATTGACCCGCCGAAGTCGCCTCCCATATAAAGCCGCTGTGTTCTATCTAAATCAGCATCTTTCTTACAATTATCTAAATTACCCTTACCGTAATCATGCTCACTCAACCCATCTATAACGCTATTGTCTAAATTGTTATAAAAATGCCAATCTGACAAATTAGGGTAAAAAGCTTGCTCAACTGTATTTGGTCTAATATTCAAAATAGCCCTATTAAACTCCGATTCCGATAACGATTTCCGCATAGATTCTATAAAATCAGACCCTACAATTTCTAAGTTTTCTAGAGTGTTAGCCTCAGAATAATACCACAAATCTTTTCTAAGTGAAAATAAATAGTTATTGTAAGTTTTCAATTTACTATGCGCTTCAACAGAGTAAATGCCTTTTTTTGAGGCATTTAGGTGTACTTTATATATTTCGAATTGAATGGCCTCAATCAATTTTACAGCTTCTTTGTCCATTTTCTTCTCGTCCTCAATTAGCCATCTTGACCCCTTAGTTTTGGGCATATCGCTCATAAAACAAGTCGAATGATGTAAATGGCAGTTTTTAAAATATTGATCGTTCCCTCTGTTAGTTGGAAATAACTCGTCTTCTAATTTAGGATGCTTCAGGTACCGTGCTTCGTCACCAAAAATAAAATCAACAGACAATCCAGAGCTTGATGCTGGCCTGTCTTGGCTTACCATCGCCAATACTGAAATATCTGTCTTATTTACCCTTACGAATATAGAATAATCAGGAATCTCAGGCATCACATATGGCATATTGTAACGATGTTTTTTGTCTGGAAATTTTCTTACCCAAAAGTCCACATCTCTCTGCATACCCAAACTCTGCCAATGCGTTATAATCGGCGGCATGGTTCTCTCTAATAATTGAGTAAAAGTACTCGCCACATTTACACCCCGACAGCGAGGCATTTTAGTCAAACAATCTAATATCCTCGTAGAGCCTCGCCCAGAGCTTTTTCCAGTCGCCCTGCCCCACAAATCTCGCTCGTGCTTCGCATCAATCATTCTTGAATAAATCTGAGGCTTATTATAGTGTATTTGTCTAAATTCTTTATTTTTTTTCATTTTGATAGGGATTATTTACCAAGTCCTCAAAAGCAACATCTTCAACATCTAACAGCTTTTTGGTACTTTTTTTATTCAAATAGTTCTTAATTACATTTTCCAAATTGTCTATCTTTTGCATACCTAACAGGTTCGGGTCATAAACCTGATTAATTTCAACAAAAACAGGAACTGGCGCATGATTTTCAGGCAAATCAAAACCCATGATTTTAGACAACAACTGCCTACATTTAAGAGCAATAGCTTCAGCTTTTATGCTTCCATCGCTCTCTAATCGCTTTATTTGTTGTTTCAAATCCTCAATCATTGCGACTTTTTCGTACTCTTTGACAACAGTTTCTACTGAGCCAAAAAACCGCTTCATATTCTTGCAATCGGTCCTGGCTTGGGTCTCAGATATATTATATTGAGACATAAGCCGCTCTACCAATGGCATATCATTTACTGGCTTTAAAGATAAAAACAGCTCTCTTGCCCTAAACCACCTATCTTTTTGGTTTTCAAGTGTTTCCGATATTCTTATTTTGCCAGTTTTGTCATTATAAGCTGCTACTATTTCCTCAAAATCATCTTCAAATCTGGTAGCCTGCAATTTTTGCAATTTTGTCTTAGGCAATACCAATACAGCATCTTCGATGATGTCTTCTAATTGTTTTTTTCTTGTTTTTCTCATATCACAAATTTTTTATCTCGCTATCTCTCAACAACTTACGGACATGGTCTATTGCAGGCGTACTTCCTTGTTTGGCCATCGTTATGGCTGTTTTCCGCACCTCCGCCTCAGTCAGCAACCTGCCTTTTTTGTATGCAATCATAAACACATGAGTATCGTTATTAGCTATCTTCCGTAGTTCCAAACGGTCTATTTCTAAAATTATACCAACGTCTTCAATTGAGAACAACAGACGTGCGTAGTCTGTAATAGCCTCCAATATTTTTTTATCAAAATCCATTATTTAAATGGGTGAGCTTTGTCTAATTCTGCCAAAATCCAGTTTTTGCTAAATTCAGCCGCCTTTGGGTCGGTCATCACCACGCCTGATTCAATGCGAGGATTATTCGTAAAATTACTGCTCCCAACTATCGTAATTTGCCATTCTTCATTCTCAATTACACATACTTTTGCGTGACAACTACTCAATCGACAAACAACGTTGTTGTGTTTGACAAACGCAAAAACCTTTGGGTTTCTTAGCCGAATTCGTGCATCAAAAAGTAAGTGCAACGACCTTATTAAGCCGCTTGACAGCCCTCGCACTATCATCGTTGCAGGTTCTTCCGTCATGCTCCAAGTTGCCGCATATACATCGGCCGAGCCAATTTTATCCAAATAAAAAAACAGCAAATCGTGCATACTCCAAAGGCCAGCAGTTGCAAATAAAATTGTTTTATCGTGTTTCAAATCAGGCATAACAGCCTTCACATTCTCCGTACTCTTACCCAGCACACACTCCACCGAAGCCGACATTTCTATCGCTCCAGCTACTTTCACCTGTGCCGATGCCCAATCAGCGACTTCGTCTATTTTAAAAAGCATCTCAGTTAAATGTTTTTTTGATAATTTCGTTTAACTTCAATTCTGCATACTCTAATTCCCAGTTTTTTAACTTTAATATCATTTTGTCTTTTTTTGAGCTTAAAATTTCTAACTCAACCGTTTTCTTCGTTCGGCTAATATATGTTCCCAAGTTCAAATATCTCCTTATTAAATCTTCATCACTAACCGACTCTTCTTGTTCTTCAAAAACCACATTATTCTTTTCAAAAAACGTAATTTTTCCATAAATAGAATCCAATTCGTCTGTAATGTCTAATATCCTAAAAGCCCTTGCCTTACGCTCGTTAACATCGTC